CCCGCCGGCGACGTGGGGGATCTCGTCCGTGACGATCACCGACGGCGGGGCCGGCTACGAGGACGGCGACTTCTTGTCGGTGAACCTGGGCGCGGGAGACGTGGAGGCCGCCGGGGCGTCCGTCGTCATCTCAGGCGTCGACGGCTCCGGGGCGATCACCTCGATCTCGATCGGCTACGGCGGCGAGTATTACCACGACGACGGCGTGATCGAGTCGGTCGAGGTCTATTACGGCGGCGACTACTGGGACGACGACGGCGTGATCGCCAGCGTCGAGGTCCAAAATGCCGGGTCCTACTACGAAGAGGACCCGGCGGAACCTCCCTACGTCGCCGATGTGACGCTGGTCGTCAGCCAGGAGCTGCCCAGCGCCGGATCCGGGGCCGTGCTGACGGCGGTCGTCGACGACGACACCTCGAGCGCGACCTTCGGCCAGATCACGAGCGTGACGATCGAGGACGGCGGCGAAGACTACCTGGCCTGGCAGTGGATCACCGAGCAGCGTGGATGCTGCGCCGATCACTACAACGGCCGGACGGTCGTCGCCCGTCGCGGCCTGACCGGAACCCCGTGCGACTTCGTGAAGTACTTCTGCGGCAGCGGCAGCATGTACAGCCAGAACGGCCGGGTCGTCGTGCGGCACAACGGGCCCGGCTCCCAGCCGACGGTCCTGCTCTCGTCCGAGGTCAACCCAGCGGGCGACCAAAGTCGATCATGCAACACGACATACACGGGCCCGGATCCGATCGAGGACTGTGACGCCTTCGAGTTCGTCGCCACGACGGCCGGCGGAGCGACGGCCACGGTCTCGATGGGCGGCGACTTCGACGAATCCGACCAGAATCCCGACTACGCGACCAACGGCTTCCCGAGTTGCAACATCTGCTGTCGAGGGACCGACACGGCCCCTCGCGAGATCAACGTCCAGGTAACCGACAACCGGCCCGGCGGGACGCTGGGCGGCGAGTACGTCCTGGAGGCCGAGCTCTTCTATCCCTACTTTGAGACTGGCGCAACGCGACGCGCTGACGTGCTGCGGTGGGCGTTCCGAGACGAGACAGGCGTCGTCGTCCAGATCTGGATGGACACTATCGCGACCCAAACGCGCGACGATTACGAAGCCTGGCCGCCAGGCTATCCGCTCTACGAGCCCGGAGCGCCGTGCCATTCGTGCTTTGTCGGCGGAGCGGCCGGCGGGTTCAATATCTTGTTCGGCGATTACACCTACGAGGCCCCGATCTGCGCCCCGTCTGGGTCGTACGACCTACGGCAAGGCCCGAGCGGAAACGACTTTGTCGGACTCACGATTGAGGTCCTATGAGTCGCTGTACGTTTGACCCGCAGACGCGGGCCTGTACGGTCTGCGGGCATGTCGCCAAGCGTCTGCCGCTACACCGCCGCTGCCATCCGCCCATACCGCCGCCGTCCTGGCAACCGGTCGACATCGGGGCCCTGGTCGAGCGGTGGCTGGTGGCGCTCGGGATCACGAAGGACCGCGTCGAGCGGTGGACGAGGACGGCCGGCCGGCCCGGCGGCTGCGGCTGCAGCGCCCGGAAGCGGTGGCTCACCGAGTACGGCAACAAAGTCCAGCGAAGGATCCGTCGGTATGGAATGACGGCCCGCCGGTTCTGTTACGGCTACTAACAACGGAGGCATGGATGCCCGCCGCCGACGCGATCACCGCCACGGCTCGCCGCCTGGTGCAAAAGTACCCGGACCATCCGGCCCGCGGCCTGGCCCGGATGCTCGTCGAGAAGTCGAACCGGGCGATCACGCTCGAGCAGGCCAGGACCCGGATCCGGATGATTCTCGGCCTGAGCGGCAAGGCCCACCGCAAGAAGGCCCGGCACCCGCGGCCGCCACGCCAGGCCGGTGAGGTCCGGCGGATGCCGATGTCGATTGCCGAGCCGTGGGTCCCGCACGTCATGAACGTGACCGGCCGCGTCGGGATCCTGTCGGACGTTCACGTCCCCTACCATTCCGACATCGCGGTCGCCGCGGCCGTCTCCCACCTCGAAGACGCGGGCCTGTCGGCGCTCCTGCTCAACGGCGATATCTGCGACTTCTACGCGATCTCGCGCTGGATGAAGGACCCCACGAAACGCGACTTTAAGGGCGAGCTCTCGGCCTGTCGGGACTTCATAGCCTGGATCCGCGACCGGTTCCCCGGGATACCGATCGTGCTCAAGGAAGGGAACCACGAGGCCAGGTTCACGCATTTTATTTGGCAGCACGCCCCCGAGCTCTCCGACGATCCGATCATGTCGCTGCCCGGCTGGCTCAAGCTGGCCGAGAACGACATCGAGTACGTCGACGAACAGCGGCCGGTGATGGTCGGCAAGCTGCCTGTCCTGCATGGGCACGAGCTGCCGAAGGGGTTGGCCGCGCCGGTGAACGTGGCCCGGGGGGCGTTCCTGCGGACGCTCTCGACGGTGCTCGTCGGTCACTCACACCGGTCGAGCGGTCACGCCGAGAGCGACATGTGGCACAACGAGATCTTCACCTGGTCGACCGGATGCCTGTGTGACCTGACGCCGGACTACGCCCGCATTAACCGATGGAACCACGGGGCGGCGATCGTGACCGTCCACGACGGCGGCGAGTTCGATGTGGAGAACTTCCGGATCTCGGCCGGGAAGGTCCGCCAGTCATGAAGCCCGCCGTCTGGCTGGATGCCGACGACCTGGCCCAGGCCGAGCAGGAAGCCCGGCGTTTTTCGGGGTCGTGGACTGGCACGTCCGGAAGCCTAGCCTCGTGGCTCGTCCATGCGATCCGCATGATCCGCTACTACCAGGAGGCCCCCGTGAACGACACGCCCGCCGAGCAGCTCCTCGAGCTCGCCACCAGAACGATCCGCCAGCGCCGCACGACCTACGGGCCGCCGGGCGAACACTTCGCGAAGACCGTCGCGGCCGTGAACGCGATCTTCGCGGACAAGCTCCGCCAGCCGCTGACCGTGGGCGACTGGGCCCAGATCATGATCCTGGACAAGCTCGCCCGCCATCAGGGAGCGGCGAAGAGTGCCGACACGCCGGTCGACCTCGCCGGCTACGCGGCTTGTCTTGCCGAGGTCGAGGCCGCCGAATGTTCGACGCCGTCGTCGTGATCTCGCTCGTCCGCAGGCCCGACCGGCTGGCCGCCTTCTATGAGCGGCTTCCGGCCGAGCTGCCGTTCCCGCGCCCGATTGCCTTCGCGGCGATCGACGGCACCGCCGATCCGCCGCCGGCCTACTGGCGGACGACGCCCGGCGCGTGGGGATGCTATCGGTCTCACCAGGACGTGATCGACTCCGCCTGGAAAGCCGGCGTTGAGCGGCTCCTGGTCTTCGAGGACGACGCGACGTTCGTGCCAGACTTCACGGCCCGGCTCGCGGCCCTCGCGGTCCCGGCCGACTGTCACCAGATCTACCTCGGCGGCCAGCACCTCGCGAAGCCCGAGGCCGTCGCGCCCGGGATCGTCCGCGGTCGGAACGTGAACCGGACCCACGCCTACGCGCTGCTCGGGCGGCCGGCGCTCGAGCTCGTCCGCGAGCATCTGCGGCCGGGCCCGCACTGGACGAGCCGGCAGCACGTCGACCATCACCTGGGGATCCTGCATCGCGAGCGGCGGATCAACGTCTACGCCGTCTCGCCGTGGCTGTGCGGCCAGGCCGCCGGCCTGTCGGATGTCGACGGCCGCAAGCGACCCGAGAGGGCCTGGCGATGAGATCCTGGGACTACTTCGACACGCTGCACGGCCGCTCGTGCGGCGAGCCCTGGAGGATCTTCGACCTGGTCGGCGGCGAGGAGTACCGCAAGGTACGCCAATCTGCGGAGATCGCCAGCGACAAGACCTGGACGGGGATTTTCAACTCGCTCCACGAGATCACCGGCTGGAGCCTGGACCGCGTCGACGAGCTGCGGCACCTCGAGGAGCAGGCCGAGCGAGACTGCGGCTTCCCGATCGTGGAGAACGTCCGGCAGTTCCGGCCGACGGACCGGATCATCACCGACACCTACTTCGCGGCCGACCAGGTCCAGCACCTCGCCGCGAAGATCGGGCTCCCCGGCG